GCTATCTGAGCTTGTTATAAAAGCTATTTGATTAGCAGAGCCTGTAAATTGTATTACGCCTTGTCCTGGTCTTATTCTAATATCTGACATCTATTGCACCGTCTTTAATTTTTTAACATCTTTACGAGTTGCATGTATTGTATAATAAGCATCTATCTTACTACTAAATATAGCATCGTTATCTATAAATATCCTGCTATTGCTAATTTCTTTTATATAAAGACTTTGTCCTTTTCCTATAGGTGTTAGCTGAACTGTTATTGAATCTTCATCTACCAACCACGTCCATTCTTCTGGTAAATCTATTTGCTTTTCTTTTACTCTACCTCTAACATAAACAGAGTGCTCAGGTCCTTCTAAAACACCGTATACAAGTTTTTTGCCTTTGTGTGTTTTATGTGGTATGCTAAATGATTTTACTGCTGCTGTAAGAGAGCCTGTAAAATTACCGTCGCCTGCAACATTTAACTCTGCAGCAGGACCTGTGATACCTACACTACCTGAAAGCTCGATTTCGTGAGATGAGCCGCTTTCGCCAAATTTTGCATATTGTTTATCTTCACTTCTTATCTGTATTCCACCAACATTAAAGAAACTACCTATTAAAAAGTCTGGTTCTTGACTGTTATGGAATTCTATTATAGAGTTACCATTAGTATTTGAAGTCATTCTAAAATATACAGAAGAGTCAGACGTTAAATGTAAAAATCTATCTACTACATATGAATGTGGACCGTCACCAATGTATACATATTTAGAATGTATATCTCCACTTGCACTTATATTTGCTGATGCTGTTATGTCGCCACCTTCTACCCATAAACCTGAGTCGTCTAATTTTATATTATCTCCTACTGAATCATAGACAACTCTTTGGTTTGCTATAACTATACCAGTGTCGCTATTAAATAATGAACCTTTTATATTACCACTTGCACTTATGTTACTTGACGCTGTTATTGGAGCAGTAATTTCAACACCTACTGTACTTCGTAATTTCGAAGCTTTAGAAGTATTTCCAAATAGAAAAGTGTCAGCTGCAAAATCTATTGCGTTTTGGCCATCTATTTTATATAATGAAGTATCAACAGCTGAAACGCCTGTTATATTATCTGCTGTTAAATCTCCACTTGCACTTATATTACCAGATGCTGTTATTTCTTTTGCAGCGTCAATATTAAAACCTGCCATGTTCAAGTCTTGTGTTGCTGTATGATTTCCTAAATCATCTGTATTTACAAGTGCAGATGCTAGCGATGCACTAACGTCTGAAAATCCTCCAAGAGATAATTGGCCTAATGCTATATTCTGTTTAACACTTGAACCACTACCATAAAATAGATTTCCGTCTGCAACATTAATTGCAAATTCACCTGTCTCCAAACTTGAAGGTGAACTACCTGTTGTTACGCTATTTTTTATTATTATTGTACTTGACATATTATTATTCCATTATTATATAAATATCAGAAAGTCCCGCCATCTATCGTCGCATTGACATTTCCTGTTATGCTTAATGAGCCTGTAAATCTGTGGCTATCATCTGATGAGTTTCCAAATATTGTTGAACCTGATGTTACGTTTGTTATACTTTGAGTTACAATGTAAGAGTCAGCTATTAGTATACCAGGTACATACACATTGTTTCCTTCAAACCGTAAAGGCATTGCGCTGCCTGTACCATCAAACACATTTGTTCCATCTGTGTGTATTACACGTTGAAATGTATCTTGAATATTTGAACCTGACAGATTGGGTAGTGCCATTTATAACTTCCCTATTTACGTTTTTCTAAAACTTTTATTACTTTTTCTATTACTGGTATTTTCTGTTCATCAGTTATAGGATTATCTTGTACATATTCTGCTACTATATTATTTAATTCGTTCTTCTTTATTGTAAGATTGTTTATATTAATATCTTCTTTAACAAGCATTTTAACCAGATTTAAAATGTGTTCTTTTTCCGTTAATGTAGGTTGGGATGTTACATGTACTGTATTTTTGGTTTCTTGCAATTTTTCTTTTTTCTGAGTAATTACTTCTACTGTAACTTTCTTTGACTGCTCTACTTTAAATTTAGATTCCCAAGGTGTAAAATATGTGTCCTCTGCAATTACTTCTAGCTTTATAGTTCCTTCAGTATTCTCATCTATAAGACCTCTTAGTCTTTTTACAGGTACTTTAACTTTTCCATCATCAGATATTGTACCTTTAAACATTACATCGAAACCATCAGCTTCAATAACTAATCTTGCTTTTGACTTTTTTAGTGAAGCGCCTTCTAGTTTTATATTTGCCTCAAAGTTTTCTATTTTATCCGTGTATAATTTGTACATTTTTCTTTATCTCCTCTGCGATTAATTTTATATCGTCTAAGTAAACCTTTATATTTTTTACTTCTTTTCTTTCATCGTAAATTTTAATACCTTTTCGTTCCATCACTAGCCGTATTATGCGTTTACGTTTTTTCTTGTCTTTATCAACCTCTTCCCAGCTTCCGCCTCCAGATTCGATTTCAGCTACTATCTCTTGTATGTCACTCCACAAAAAAGGATTGTTGTTCCAATTTACATTAGCGTTATTCCATTCTATACTAGTAGACATATATAAATATCTCCTTTGTACCTAAAAGGTACCTCCGTTAACAGTACCTTTAGACATTGTACCTACCAATTCAAAGCTTCCTGTAAATTCATGTAAGTCGTCTGATGAGTTTCCAAATTTTGTAGAACCTGATTCATATATTACTGAAGCAGAAACTAATTCTGTATGGAATTCTTGAGCAACTATATTTCCTTGAACTGTTATATCTCCTTTAACTGTTAAATCCTTTTGCATTTCTACATTACCAGTTGATGATATTTCAAAATCATTGTGAGCTGTAAAAGATGCACCTTGATGTATTGCAAATACAGATTGATTTTCATCAACTCCCATCACCCATCTTTTACCTGTGCTGTCGTTTTGGAAACGAATTTTTCTATCATCATCATTAGCTGTGTGGCCAACTATTACATCTCCATTTACGAATAGCCCAGCATCATAACCTGCTCTTGAACTTGAAAGTGTTAAGCCTCCTTCAGATAATTGCATTGTTTCGGTTATAGGTTCTCCAGCAGTTGAACTACCGATAGCGAAATTCATTCCGCCTTTTATTGCAGTACCATCAGTTGCAACACCGTTTACTACTCCTTGTATACGCATTGCTGTAGCATCATCTCTGTTTCCTATTGAAAGGTCTTCCCATGTAACGGTACCTAAAACATCTCCAAGAGATGCTGTTGACGGATTTTCAAATGTACCTGGTGTATATGTCAATGATATTTCAGAGCCTGATGTTTCTGCTGCAGCCTCTCCTCCAACAGCAACGCCTTTAAACTTCTTAGTTATAAACTTACCGTCTGCAAACTCTGCTTCTTTCTGTCCATCTGCACTACGTATTTTAAATGTGTCTACTTTTATATCAAATTCATCTGTAGGTGTTGCTGTATTAAATCCTATCTTGTTACCTGAGCTTGATACAAACATAAATGTTTTTTGAGAGCCTTGACCTGAAGCTTTAGGTTTGTGTATTGCAAAGTTTCCTGAGCCTGTAAGACCTAGAGATACAGATGAAGTAAAAACAAAACCATAGCTTTGAGAATCAGGTCCTGCAGGCACTTCAAATATAGAAGCACTTCCGTTTGATTCTGTTATAGGTATTGTAATTGTATAAGAGCCTGTTGGAATACCATATTTTGATGCTGATGCTACAGATATCGAAACTTGAGATGTAGTAAGAAAGGTTTTTCTAGACAATCCTGCAGAAGCTGTAAATCCTGAAGATAGTGATGGGTGAGTGCTCGTACTTGAAGCAGAGAAAAGTGTATTCGCTTGAAGACTTGATGTTGTAAATATAATAGAGCCTGTATTAAAAAGAATTTGTTGTGGCATTATCTATTCTCCAATTTTTCTATTCTTTTTTCTAGTTTTTCTATAATCTTAGACTGGTCTTGAATAGCTTTTGTTAATATAGGTATTAGTTCATTATAGTCAACTACCAATGGAGTGTTGTCAAGTGGGTCGTCACCATCCAACGCGGCCTCGTGTCCATGAACTATCTTAGGTACTACTTCTCTTACCTCTTGAGCAATAAATCCTGTTGTTATTCTACCACCTTCAGAAACAGGAGTAGCTTTCCATTCATAATCTCTTACTTGTATTTTTAATATATCATCAAGTCCCCATACAGTATCTTTTATATTCTGCTTTAGTCTTCTATCAGATACTGTATCATATATAACTTGCGTTTTATAGTTATTAGGGTCTTTTCTTACACCTCCTGCAAAGTGGCTGAGATCGTTACCTGTACTATATTCCAATTCACAGTGTTTCCAGACTGCATAAAAAGCATTAGGTATACCACAGTTTGTACCGTCTACAGAAGACGCATTTTGACCTTGTTGTGTAGCGTTGACAGAATTACCGAATGCATCAGTTGGTTGGTCATAACATTCTTTACTTGGGTGAAAACCTTTTATACCCTGCATCGGTTTTTTAGGTATTGTAGAAGTCTTAACCATTATTCCGTGGCCTGCTCCGGCTTGATGACATTGAAATTGTGCTGCCATGTTACCATTTGACGGGTCTGCTCGTTTAACAAATATAGCTGCATAAGCTACACCACCTTGAGCATACTGGTTGTTTCTTTGAGGTCCTCCTATAACAGGACAATCAAGAGAATTAAATGAGTTAACTTGAAACATAGCACCTTCACTCATCTCGCCTAAACACCAGAAATTGTTTTGAGCTGGATTACCTGAAGCTGGATTACCTTTTGGTCCACCTATTGTTGTTGCACAAGATATATAAGCATAAGATGCAACCTCGTTACCTGCTGCTGTTCCGTAATTTTGATCGAAATGGTGACGAGCATCTGATGGGTCGGTTGGCTGTTTATTAACCAGTCTTCCGGAAAACACACAATCGTTGGACTCAGCTAATACATCTTCGTAATACGTTATTTCGCCGTTTGACTTATTATATTTAAGACTATATAGTGTATCTGCATTTTTAAGGTTTGCATATCTCCAATCACCTGACCTAGATATCTGCATTCTAAATGAATTGCCTGTCCAAAATGTAAAACCTGCACCAGCTTTGTTAAGAGACCTTTCTGAGTTATTGTTTTGGTATGAACCAAAAGTAGAAATAAGACCGTCACTATGCATCATTAAAAACTGATCAGCAACGTTCTGTAAACCACCGTGATTACCTGTTCTTCCTTTTCCAATTAACCAAGTACCGCTGTCTACTCCAGCAACAGGTGTCATTCCTTCATATGCATAATGGCCAGAGTATGCGTTGTTTTGATAGTACTTAATCATTTCATTTTCTTGAAAAAGTATACTTTGGCTTTCCATCTTTAAAGATTGACTAGCTCTATGATTTCCTAAGTTGTCAGCACCGCCGCCGCCTGAACCTAATATAGATGATGTAACGTAGAGTCTTCCATTTGATTCATCATATGTCACAATTTTAGATTTTGAAACTTCTGTAAGACAAGGTAGATATACAGAGCCTGATATAATCCATTGGTCATTACAATCATTACCAAGAATTCCGTTACCTGACATTGTAATATTACTGTTAAAGTTTACAGGTCCGTTAAAAGTGTTAGGTCCGTTACCTACAGTTATAGCACCAAACGAGCCTGAACTACCACTTACAGTGTTTGCAACTACATTTGTAAAAGTTGCTGTATATTCATTTTCCCAAGGAACATTATTTATTACAGCTGTATAGTTTGCAACGTCTCCATAATCGTTATAAAACTCAAATCTAAAATCTAGTGAATCGTATATACCAACATTACATTTTATTGTTTGAAATACAACATCCCAATCTCCAGGAGTAAAGCCTCTTCTGTCCCAGGGTTTTACTGATATGTCCCATAGGTACCATACACCTGAATCAATTTTAAATTTAGGAGCTCCAGCTTCTGTACCATCTGCTTTAAATATAAATTTTCTACCTATTTCTTTTTCTTGGTTTAAAGAATCTTGGTCAACATGTTTTTTCTTTACGGCCGTGTCTTCTATTAATCCTATAAACTTGCCATAGTCGTCACCTCCATCTGTAAATGCAGAACCTGACATATAAACTGTAAGCTTAGGGTCTTCTATTGCATTGTCGAAAGCATTTGTAAAGCTAGGTATTTGTGTTCTTTGTGAGACTGCTTTAAATGAAAGCTCATACCACTGGTCTTGATAAAAAGATGCAGTGCTGTTTGTCTGAGGTTGGAACCACCAATATGCAGTACCATCTAATTGAAGCGCTTGGTCGTTGTCACCAATAACAACACAGTCCTGTACAGGCACTGCATCATTAGCTTCAGTTTGTTTATATATACCTATTGATGGGTCCGGAGTACCTACACCTGATGCAGTCCAATATGATTGTAATGACGTTATACCGTTTACAGCTACTCCATATTGTGTAAAGTCTCCGATAGGAAACCTAAGTTTCTGAAAGTCTTTTCTATATAATAACTCATTAGCCTCAACTGCATTATCAGATGCTAGCATCCAATCAAATGGAGCTTGGTGGTTTTTCATATAACACTTAACTCGTGTTACATCACCTGTTAAAGGTTCTAGGTTATTAAAAGTTACATGAGCATAAGACGTGTTAAGTGGTGTTCCATTTGAACCTGTTGGATTTGCACTATAGCTAACAGGCATTTGAGACCACATCAGCTCAAAGTCTGAAGCTTCAAATTCAAAGTGCTCAAAATTTTGATACTGGCCTGCTGTAAGACCTTGTATTGTAGTATGAGGTGTAGAAACTCTCATCTCAAAAGGAGATATTACATCCAATATTGTTGTCACATAAGCACCTGTTACAAATGAGGCCTCATTATTTGTAAATACAGTGTTTTCAAATAAACCGTCACCTTCTTCTTCAGGTGCATATACAGGTGAGGCATTATATCCATTTATTGATGCAGGCCTAGGAGATTGAGGGTCTCTAACAATAAGAATACCACCTTCCATATCTCTTGTAAATCCACCAAAATCCAATAAAGGTGGAGTCGCAGGTTGAGCTGTTATATAAAACTTGTCACCACTTTTTCTATAAGATACTTTCGAATCTGTATTTTTATCAGCACCAAATCCGTCAGATGAAAGTATATAGCTCGATGTTACATTTCCACTCCAAGTATTTGCATCATTTGAACCTGAAAGTTCTTGATTATATTGAAGTTCAAAGAAAGGTTTCTTTAATTCGTTTATCTTTATTACCGGCTTATTAAGACCATATATAATAGGAGATTTGTTTGACGAATCTGGTTTGCATGTAAATGTTCTCGTCCATCTAAAGTTAGGCACACCTTGATATACAGGAGGTATTGGTGTTCCATCTGGAGCTTCTGACGCTGTACCTATTATTGTTACTATACAGTCGCCTGGTGGAGTGTTTGGTGCTATATCTATTGATATTACCTTTGTATCTATTTCATCACCAATTGCATATACCTGAGATTTAAGTAGCTGGCCATTTGCATCTAAAGCCTCTACTAAAATTTCTGAATTAAGCTCTAGCGTTAATGAATTACCTCGTATGCCTATTAAGTTCCTACCTGAGTTAAATACAAATGCAGGGTCAAAATCTAATTTAAGATAATTGCTAGACTTGTCATCGAAGTCTTCAAAGTATACTTCTCTGTTATATAAGTCTTGAAAAAAGTACTGACCTACGGTTGTCTCTACCTGCAGTCTTTCTGTTCTATTTTGAGCGTTCTGTCTTCTTGCCATGCATTATTCCCGATATTATATAAATATCTAGTACTAGACAATAACCTTACTAAGGCCTTTGGTTCTGCTAATTTCTACTAAGCCACTAACCATATCTTTCATAATGTCTATATGTGATATAATAATAACAAAATCAAACTCTGATTTAAGATAGTCAAACAGCATTGATATTGAGTTTATGTTTTCTGAATCAAGATTTCCAAATCCTTCGTCGATTGCTAGAAAATTAGGTCGTGGCAAATTAGATATTTTTATAAGAGCTACCCTAATTGCAAGTGAAGATATAAACTTCTCCATTCCTGATGTAAGTTCTAGCGGCCATCTATCTTCATTTCCATATTTTATAAAGCTTAATATATTTTTACCATCTACATCAAACTCTATTTCAAAGTTTACTATTTGTGAAAGAGTATTGTTTATCTCTTCCTCTAAATAAGGCAACGTTTCTGCAATAATCTCATAAGGTATACCATCACGTCTTATGGCATCTAAATAATATTCATAAGATTTAAGTTTTAATTCCAAATCGTGAGCTTCAGATATTATGTTTTTTATATTCTGTATGTTTTGAGTAGTTATTGAAAGGTTGCTATATGCTTTTTGTATTTTAGAAGACATTTCATCTAACTCTATTTTTATATTAGATTTTTCTATTTCTAATTTATCTAATATAGCATTAATCTTTTCATTTGCCTTTATGGTTTCCTTGTTTTTATAATATTTTTCTATATCCTTTTCTATACCTTTTAATTCAGTCTTAGATGCGCGTAGGTCTGACTTTCTTTGCTCTTCTTTTATAATTATTTCTGATTCATATTGGTTTATTTGCAGTTTTTCGGATTGTAGTTTTTTATATGTATTAATAAGATTTTCAACCTCTGTTTTTTCTAATAGTATACTGTCAGATATTTCTTTGTCTGCAAGAAGTTTTTTAACTATAACCTTGTCCTCCTCCAAAAGCTTTTTTGCATTCATTGCAGATTTTACAAATTCGTTATCACAGCAGTATCTACAATTTGGGTCATATTCATGTGTATCTAATTTAGATATTAAATCTAGCTTATTTCTTACACTAACTTTTTTAACCTCTATTTCTCTTACCAATATAGAGTTATTGTCTTTTTCGGAATCTAATATAGATTTTTTTGCAATCAAGGCATCTATATCTATTCTTGACATTTTTGAATTTATTTCAGATGTTTTTTTCTTATTTTCTTTTTTATAGTTTTTATATTTGTTTATTTTATAATTACATACATCTATATCATTTTCAGATCTTGATTTTTTATATTCTAGTTTTTCAATATCATTTTCTATTGTTATATTTTTAAGCTCTTTTACTTTGCTGTGTATTTGATTTTCTTTTTTGGTGTACCTTTTTTGTATAGATTTGTTTTCATCTTCATATTGATTATATGTCGACATATATTCTAAATACAATTCCTCTTGGTCTATTAACTGTTGAGAATAATCTGTTTTTCCAAAATTTCTTAGAAGTATCTGTACTTCTTTTATCTCTTCATTTGCAAGGTTGTATAGTTCTTCAAAAACTGTTATGTCTAAAAACTGAGAAAGTAAATCTTTCTTTTCTGTTTGTGACTGGTCAATAAATCCTGTATTGTTGTTTTGTACAGACATCGACGTTAATACAAAGTCATTGTATACACCTAGATAACCTCTTATGTTTTTGTCTGTCTGAGTTCTTTGCTCTCCATTAAGCGATATTATATTATCATCTTCACCAACCATCCAGAAATTTACATCAACTCTAACATGACCTGATTTTTCTTTTTTACCTTTTCTCTCTATAAAATAATCTACACCGTCTATCTCAAAATTAAGCTTTGAATAAAAATTTGATTTTTTGTTATTTAAAACGTCAGAAGCAGATTTTGTTCGAGAGCATTTGTGAAATATGTTAAACATTATTGCGTCAAGTATTGCAGATTTACCTGCATGGTTTGGTGCAAATATACCCATAACATCTCTAAGTTTTAAAAAGTCTATTACATTGTCTTCACCATAACTAAACATATTTGAAAACTCAAACTTTTTAGGTAACCATCTTACTCCTCTAGAAATTTCTATGTTTGAAAGATTTTTATTTAACTCTGCATTTATATTTTTTATTCTTCTTATTGTTTCGTCATCTGCAGGATGGTTTGTTCCTATATACTCTTCTAATAATTCATTTTGATATTGCACATCTCTGATATCTCTTGTTACAGCTCTTGTTGTTTTGTTTTGAGCATTAAGCTTGTCTTTTTTTATTATTACAATATCAGTTGTCTTGCATTTACTTTTTATTTCTTTTATTATATTTTTTAATTGAGCCTGTGTAGTGTTTTCTGTTTTAATTCTAACTCTAGGATATTTTGGTATGCTGTCAATGTTTGGTAGTACACCTTCACTAACGTCTACTGTATAAAATCCATGCTGATTTTCAAAATTTACAAACCTAGCATTTCTATTTTCTATATCCCATATTGCACAGCCGTGGTTTTCAAATGATTCACCAAAGTTCTGTTGTATTAGTGAACCTACCTGTAATATTGTTTCACCTTTATCATAGAATTGCCGCTTGTGTATATCACCAAGCATTACCATATCATAACCATCAAACATCGATATTTTTAAATCATCACTTTCTACTTTAAATCCTGCATCTGTATACGACATATCTAGTGCGCCGTGAAATAAAGCCACCTTAGTATCTGCATTAAAATCTTTTGATTTTATAAAAGTTTTAGGGTCATCAAATATACTAAACACAGCAAAGTGTATACCTGCTATTTCATATACATCTGAGTCTTTTAAATAATGAAGCTGAGGATGGTTTAACGAATTAATCATAGGTGAAAGAGAATCAAGTCTAGATGAGTTGTTTAAATTTGCATCATGATTACCTGTTATAACTATTGTATGTCTTCTGTCTGCCAGGTTTTTTAAAAACTCTGTAGTAAGTTTTATTAGCTCTGGTGATATATCAGTTTTACTATGTACTATATCACCTCCTACATATACAATTGAATTTTTAGGAAGCCTGTCTACTTCTTTATATAATTGTCTAAATACTTTTCTGTACTCTTTATGTCTTTGATAGTTTCTTATGTGTATATCTGCAACGTGTAATACTGTTTCTAATTTTTCGAAACCTACATCAATTTTTTTAAAGTCCAAATTTCATCTCCAATAATCTTGCTAAATCAACGGTCTTTGATTGTTTTATCATAGAGGTTATTTTTTCATTTCCTAGCGTGCTAGGGTCTTCACCGTCTTTCATCTCTATTATTCTTACGTCTATATTTTCAGATTGTAAACTTTCACATAGCGATATTGATTCTTGTTTTGCGTCGCTATCTAAAAGTATGTTTACTCTCTTTACTTTTTTCTCATTAAGCTTTAGTTTAAGTGACTTTGGTAAAAACTTTCCAAATATAGGAATTGAGTTTTCGCCTATTGCAATAGCATCAAATACACCTTCACATATATTAACATCTCTGCTCCAGTTTATTAAAAGCTCAAAGCCAATTACATCTTTAGATGTTTTTGGATTTTTATGCTTAAAGTCAGTGTCATAATACGATCTGCCTACAAAATAATTTAAGTGTCCTTCTGTATTATAACTTGGTATGATTACCATTCCGCTATACTCGCCTGATTCGCAATATCCTATATTGTGTCGAAGTATATCTATTTTTGTTAATCCTCTTGATTTCAAATATCTTGCTGCATTTCTAAATTCAGGACTTTTTGGATTTCCATTAATCATAGGTACAAAGTCTAATGGCAGTGATACGCTTTCAGCTTTCTCTATTTTTATATTTGAAACTCTTCCTGACAAAGACTGTGCTTCTTTTATTTTTCCAAACGCACCTAACTTTTTAAATATTCTTTCTATACCAACACCTTTTGTGCCACATACCCAACAATGCCATTTATGTGTTAGTATATTTATTACAAGCTTTTTCTTTCTATGATTACAATAAGGACAGTGAAAGGTTGCCTCGTTCCCACTTTTGTCAGATTTTCCTAAAACAGATTCATAAAGATTTAACAATCGCCTACTTTTATTCATATAACTAATATAACAAAAAAATCCGATATATTAAAACTTTATCTCATTAATTTGCTTTTCTGTTTTAGATGTAAATCTAACTTTTGCAAATCTTCTAGGACCAATGCAGTCGTTGTAAAAATCTTCTTTTACTGAAACATGATATCTGTGGTGTATGTTTTCTTCCAAGTAATTTACCTGGCCTTTTGTTTCGCCCATTATTAATATCTCAAATTTAAAGTTTTTCTTTCCTAATTTTTCTATATCTTTATTTAACGATTTTGAAGAGCCTGTATATTCTCTCCAGTTAGAATCTTTTCTTATTATTTTTCTACGCTTTTTTCCTTTTACCTTTACCCTTCGGGTGGTACCAAAGTATTTTCTACCTATATATTTTTTACCGCTTTTTAAATTAGTAATAAGATAGACAAAACCAAATTCATTTTCAGGCGCCTCTTTTATAGGCTTGCCTTTGTATAACCAATGACTCATATTTCTTTTTTATGTATCGAATGAAACTACAAATGTTGTGTCATATTCATTTGACTTTCTTATAGGTCTCGATAATTTACCTACAGCAACAAGTCTAGCGTTATCATCATATAATCCTATTGTGGTAACATAAGGTGACCATTCAGAACCTGTTGTAAATGATTTTACTATTCCGTATTTTGACTGACTTACAATTGTAGGATTCATTGTAAATCCATATTCGCGCTCTTTGACATGGCAATTATATTCATGTTCTATTACTGTATGTGTATTGTTTAGTGAAGCTGTACATTCTTTTAATATTCCAGCATATGAACCATCTTCATTTGTAATTGTAATTAATCCGTGATTGTAAAATACATTTCCTACTTTGTTTTCAAAACTTGGATTTGATTGTACAAAGGTTCTTTCAGCTGTAGAAAGACTTTGAGAAAATATCATACAGTGAGTAATAGTCGATCTTGCATGTCCTTGATATTCAGTTATTGGACGCCTTTTTCTTCCATATTTTGTAGAGCCGTCAAATCTATATTTTCCAGCATCATGAGCTCTAGCACCTATTATGACGTTGCCTTTATTATGTATAGCACCTTCAGGCTTAAGTGTCTGAGGCACTGTACCTGCTAAGCTGTTTTGGACATAAAATGTATATGTATTACCTGTTTTTGTCAACACCAAACTCTGAATGTCTCCACCTGTATTGACGTTTGAAATAAATTCAATTGTGTCGATTCCATTCGATACTTTTGCACAATATTTTCCAGGATTAGGGTGGTTACGGTTTGTATATCCGATATCAAAAGGACATCCTCCTCTTCCATGTGGGTCATATTTAGATATTAAACTTTGTATGTTATCACCTTTTCGATTAGCTCCTGCTACAGATCCGTCAGCTGAATGTTGTGCTGAAGCACTTACTCTTATATATACAGAATAATCATCATCGTGCCTAAAGTCAAACTGAGGTCCGTTTCTTACAATCATGATGCTTTGAGATTCTGCTATTGTTCTAGAATGAGTTGTTGCAGGTGTAGCGCCATCTAAACTTACAACTGTAGATTCTCCTACATGGGTATCGACACTTACATTATATGCCTCTACTCTATTAGGATAACCTGACCTTTCAAAAAATCTAGTTTTATTAGACAAGTCAAAAAACTCTTTACCGTTATCTCTATAAAAACTACTGCTAGCTAAAGCATTTATACTATGTGCGTTTATTATCTTACCTTGTCGGTTATATAAATCTTTTGTAAAGTCCATTGAAAACATACTTCTTGAAGCATATGCAACAGATTCACTAGCAGATGTTATAAATTTTGTAACGTCGATTAAATTTCCATTGCTGTCATCGACCAATGTTTTGGAAGGCGAAGCTTCTCTATGTATTTTTACAGAACCTTTTTTAATTGATTCACCAAATATACTTTGAGGTATAGAAAGTACTTGTGCGGTTTTACCTAGTGACCTTATTTCTTTTTCATATCCACTATTATCAAGTGTTTGTGTAGGGTCATCAGGATTTGTATAATACATACCTTGTAAAGAATCATGTATAGACCTTTTAAAATGTCCGTTTGTTGTTACTGAATGAGGTGATGTAAAAGATCGAGAAAGATGTAGTCCAAATTCGTGATTTCTAAAGTCAGTGTCATCAAATTCAGAATCATATGCAAAAGCACTTAGCGAAACAATTCTTATGTCTGTACCTTGTGCTGACGCTGTTGGTGTGAAGTCTTTTATTACTGACTGTTCGTAACCTTTTTCATAATAACTACCTGTATAGTTTGAAACATATATCAAGTACTCTTTGTTGGCCTGAAACGGAGTAATTTCGATATCGCCCTTTCTGAATTTTTTGAATACACCGGACATTCTTAACTCCTATTTATTAAAATTCTAATTTAATTCTAACTAATGCTTCTCTTGTAAATGATTTCAATAAAGGTTTACTTAATTTTGCAGTTGCTAATAATTCATTGTTATCGTTGTACATACCAACAGTTGTTATGTATACCTTAGGGTCTCTGTACATAGATGGGTGAGCAAACTGTCCTTGAGAACCAGATGTAAATGTTGGATTGTTACTAAAGTTATATTCAGCATTTTTAAGCCTTACAAAGTAATGAGTTGAAAATACACGTTCAGCACTTCTTGCGGCGAATGAACCAACATTTCCAGAACCTGTAAAGAATCCTACCACGTCGTTAAGTACAGGGTTAACATTTGTACTACCTACGTTAAGAGATACGTTACCAGGACACCAACAATAGTTTGTTTGGTCTAATGTCATGTTCATTAATCTAGGTGAGAGCATTATAACTCCCATATCTGGATAGAACCATCCATATTGCGTTGGGTTTGTTATTGAAACTCCAGCAGCATTTGTTATACCTATAGAACCTGTTACAACTTTATATAGCTGTCCATAGTCTCCTAATGTAGCAGCGTTTGCAGAGCTATCATCTGTAAGTGTAAACTGGCCAGATGGTGATGCACCGTGACCTCCTGATAAGTGAGAACTTGATAATGTTAATGTCCAGTTACCTGGGTCAATTCTTTCTTTAAATCTATTTCTATTTACATTTATAAAAATAGATGATGTCTCATTTGTTCCGTTTATTGTAAACTGTTCATCACCTGGAGTTAATAATAGATTTGCATATTGAGAATATATTGCTTTTGTAGGTGTTTTACCTTCAGAAGCATATTGGCTAACAGGAGCAGAACCCGAACCGTGGTAGTGACCGTAGGCTACTGCAAACTGAGGTTCAGCAGAAGGTGTTGCGTCCGGCTCTTCTCTATAAAATTCTTTATAATATATTCCTGATGCAGCGTCTTGTACTGATGATGTAAATAATTCATTTCCAGAATCTAATAATTCACCATCATTGTTGGACCACATTGCTGCAGTTATTGTATCAGCTTGAGCATTTTCTACAATGTCGCCTCGTTCAAATCTTGTATAAAGAGGAGTTATTCTCGGCCTTGATGGACGAGACATTCTTCTATTACTTCTACCTACTCTAGAACTATAATTTCTAGATAGAGCACCGTCTCTTTCAAATCTTGGTGATGTTCCGTAGTCATTTGTTGCCATTGTTATTCCCTATTATCTTTCAAAGTAATAATCTTCAACAAGGTTAGAAGCTGTATTCTCTTTCTTAACTGTAACGTTAATAGTAACATATCCTCCGGTCTCATTTCCGATAATTGTTAGTGTTGTGTTTATATCAGATACAGGCTGTGGTTTTGCAACTAATTCAAATCTTGTTCCTACAACTGTTACTGAATTTCCTGTATCTCCAATATAATCTGCTGTTGTTGGATTAGTTCTTGTATTAACTCTTCCTCCTGGAGCAACATTAAGATAGCAAGCATCTGAATTTGATAGTATTGCTGTATATCCGTATGTTTTATTACCATTTGCAAAGTTTGCAGTGTTAGGTGTAATAGGAGCTTTATCTCCACCATACGTTAATGTTATATCAGTAACACCTACTGTAACTGTTGGCATTCTTGATATGTTTTTAGGAAGCGTAACTAATTTATGCTTCATTATATAATTTTCATTTGGCACTGCTTCTACAAGCGGTAAAGCTTCAATAGCCTGTCCGTAATAGTTTGTACCTAATTGATGATTAACGTCATATAAACCGTAATCGATTTCATCATCAGCCAATGCAAATTGAGTTATATTAAAAAACTCACTTCCTTTTGCTAGAAGCTCTCTACCTTTTTTGGTAAGAATTGCGTCAACTGTAATTGTGGTTTTATCTAAATATCCCATAATTTACTCCAAGTTCTTTTTCTTTATATATAAATATATCTTTTATTAATTTTATCTAATTGTATCCTGACTATATGCTGCTTCTAATGCACCTGCTGCTGCAGATGGAGAACCTACAATAAGAGAGTTAGGATTTGTATCTGTTATTTCTACTACCGGACCTCCATCAACAGTACCTAATACCGGCATGTTAAAGTCCGAGCCTACAAGCTTACAGCCTGCAGAATATAATCTATTTTGAGCATTTGTTCTATAATCTTGAACATCTGCTACTTTATAACTTTTGCTTACAGGTCTTAGTCCTGAGCGGTAATAACCGTTTGCTAATTCAGCTGGTGAATATCCACTCATACTAACAGCAGGTGCAGCATTGCCACCAGTACTACCACTGTTACCCATATTGTTTAACGGTGCGAAATAATGATAATCAGGTTTTAAATACTTTCTTGAAGGCCTAGCGTGGTGATAATATTTTATATTACCTCTATCATTAAACCTTGCAATCTGCGTGCCTCTTTGGCTATGTCCATAAAGTGGATGGTCAAATGCACGGCTTGCTTGTTTAAAGTTTGCAAAATCGTTTGCTGAAGCCTGGTTAGAGTGAGCATGCCCTATAATATCTAATCCGTAAAAACCTTCTGCAGAATTTTCTGAAACATTTAGCAAAAAGTCTCCACCATTTTCATAACTTGCACCGCCTTGTATTACACTAGCTGTAGGATTAAAGTTTCTTCCAGCAACTGACTGAGAATACCAATGCATATTATCCCAATAATATCTCGAGCCTTGAACATCTATCTTATGTCCGTATCTATCTCTGGTATCTATTAGTACTTCAAGCTCACCTGATGATTTTTCTGAACCTGATTGGAAGCCTGTATGTGCCTGTACTGCATCTCCAAATTCCCATTTTCCATTTTCAGGATTAAGCCATTTGTGATATACACCACCTAGAGTAGTTGTTGCAGCTTTAATTTTATAGTTGCTTATATCTAAAGTACCATTGTGGTGATTTTCTTCTACATATTCTTGTAGATTTTCAACCTTAGGTCTTTCAAGTAAGTTACCTTTTACAAGAAGTCCTACCTGAGCATTAGCTCTTGCAGGTACAATTTGCTCTATCTGTTTGAACAGTGTATGGTCAAGGTATTTTAATATTTTTATATATTCGAAAAAGTCATAAGGATTTGTATGTTTTTTCCAGTAGTGCGCACGTAGCACTCTAAGTCTTTTATATTCATCATCTCTATAATCTAAAGGATTACCTACATAATTATCAAATTTTGCACCACCTAGTTCGTGAGCAATATCTAAATCTATTTCAAAGTGAGGAGCATAATAAACACCTAGTCTATTAGAATCAAGAGGTGCAAAGTCTAATGAGCTTCTCTCTGATTTTCTACGATTATCTAATCTTCCTGATAAAGTATTATCTTCAATTCTTATTTTATCACTTACTTCTCTAGTTCTGATTAAATCAGGCATAGGTGTAAAGTGTCTTTCTTCTTCTGTTAAAAAGTCTTTTTCTATATTACCTTGAAAGTTACTTGCTGTTGCAACTCTACTTGTAAAACCTCCTGCCCAAAACTCTGGCTGCGCATTTGAAGGTGAAACATCTCGAATTTGAGTATCTGTTGACCACGAACCACTAAATCTATTTAGGTCAGCACCTAGCGGATATCTTTGTACTAACTGTGCATAAGAACCTGTTGCTCCATAAGCTTCTATAGAAAGAGGAGCTTTTGTATGATTGTGAAATTGTTTTAAAGAATTCCAAGAATCATAAGCAGTCTGGTCACCTGTTTTAAATATCCAGCTTCTAAACTCTTGAATAGAGCCTGTATAGTGGTCATCGACAGTACCAGCTGTGGTTGTGTCTCCACCTAATATTATTTTATGAGCATTGTGATGCCATCCTGAACTTTGTATAAAAGGACCTGTAAATGCAGATGATGTATGAGTTATTCTTGAGCCTGCAAAATCTGGAGATTTAGCTATCGCTAACTGAAGGCCTGCATTTGCAGAAACAAGATTAGAAGATGCTGTAGTCTGCATTACTGCAACGTTCCACCAGTCATTGTCAAATATAGGTAAATAATCTGTTACTATATTTTTTGTTGTACCTCCTACAACTATAAGTCTTAATCTACCCCAGTTATATTTTCCTGATGTTGTATTTGACGCAGATGGGTGAGCTTCTATTTCTAACGCCATTGAGTTATTACCTCTAGAAGCAAGAGTCATGTCTTTACGTGTTGTTGTATTAAATCTTAATTCAAACATATCTGGACATCTTTGTGTGCCAGAACCTATATGCTCTTGGTCAAAATAATCTGCATTTGTAATTTTTGCCCAAGGTACTTGAACCTTTGTACCTGTCGAGGTCTCACCAAGCTGTAATGAGAAATTAAATTTATCGTATCTTGCATGAGTATCAGTAGCTTTATCTTTTTGAGGTCCACCATATTCAAATATTCTTAGCAGTGTTGGAGGTAAACCATAAGTAGTTGTTAATGCACGTATTCCTCTTTCACCACCTTTTGTTTTAAGTAGATATGGAAGATTGTTTAGCATTCTCTTCCAAGTTTCTCTTGATACATCTTCTCTAGTCGT